GTGTGCTACCTGAGCAGTCGCTTAATTAATTTTTTAACGTGCTTACTAGGCACGATGATGATCAGAAGGAACCAATGTCCCATAGGAGTCACCTCCTAATGCACACAGGCTTAAGTGGGAGCTACCCACTCGGTGCGCAATAAACATTGTATCATAAATAGGATGTGATATAATATAGGCATGATGATTAGAAGGCCGGTGCGCAAAACGGTACTGAGGTAGCTCCTCACGTACCGAACCGGTTGAGGACGCTTAATAGGCGTCCTTTTTATTAGCTCACAGTATTATGCTGTGGGCTTTTTTGTCTGCCTTTAAGCTTGACTGACAGCCGTATTAGCTGATTGAGCAGCATTGGTAGACCCAGAATCAGATGCAGTAGCAGATGATGCAGCTACGCCTAAGATTTGGTTCTCTTGATCAGCGCTCAGGTCACCGACTTCAACAAACAAATCCAAATCGTCTTTAGTAAACAACTTCATCTCGTAGTAGCTCTTGTAGATGCCGAACATAAAATCATTAGCCATATCTATCCCTCCTAAGCGTTCGTTGTAGTGGTGTCAGTTGCCCTGCTTTTTCTTGATCTCGGTTAATTCCTTAATCAAGTTGGCATTAAGCTTGCTCTGTGTGGCTACACTTGTTTGCAAGGCAGCGATACGAACCATCAACTGCTTGTTGAGTTGGTCCTGCGCATCTGGCTCTGGCGTAGCTGGCTTGTTGAGCGCATCGATTTCTTCTTGCGTCAGCGTCTCAACCCACACGTTTTGCGTAGTGTCAAATTTAGGCTTGTACATACCACGACCATCTTTGTCATATGGCACGACAAGCGTTTCATTAGCTTTCAAATCTGAGCCCTTTGGCACGATCGTAAAGTAGTCAAAGTAGCCATTGTCATCATAGTGGTAGGCATTGACCAGCTCGCTTACCCATTCCTTGCCATTAAAAAACTGTGACCCGTCAGCCGGTGCCACAGTCGTTTGATTATCTTCGAGTTTGGCATCTGTACTAACCTGCACCGCATCAAGATACCGGTACGTACGATCTTTGGTGTCAAATTCATAGACCACAATTGTATCGTTCATTTCATTACTCCTTTCAGTCAAAGTGAATCCAGACCATTGAAACATTACCGTTGCCGATATTGCCTATACTATCTCCACCCCAAGCGATAAAGTCAGTACTCCCGCCTGCAGTTCGCTCTGCAAAATAACCATTTTGTTGCGCCGCGCCGCTCACAACATGTGAAGGAGCATATTCAGCGGCAACCCTCATACAAGGAATTTCAGAATTAAGTTTAGGCATCTTAATGTATCCGGCTTCAAATAAGCATAGTTTAGCATCCCCGATTTGGGTATAAAAAAGATCATTAAACTGTGAGCTCGCACCATTTAACCAAGTGCAGCCAGGTGAAACTTTATGCCAGTTTAGATTTGCAAGATCAGTCTTACCAAAGTTGTCATTGATAATTTTGGTCCAATTTTCGGTTGGAATTAGTTGTGTTAAAGCCATTTTTTGTCCTTTCCAGGACTGACCACACTAGCTACGCGGCAATGATCATACTGATATATGAATCGAAATTACCGATACTGAAACTATAGCCATTAATAATGCTGATTTTACCGTTGCTAGAATTAAACTCCAGGCCAGATGCCGGAGAACTTCCTACTGTACCTACTTGTGCAAAGTAAGTAGAGATAGGCTGGTAAATATTGCTTGCCAACTGAATGATATCCAAATGAGCGTTAGACGCAATGTTACTTGGAATCGTTACATAGCCAGCAATTTCGATAACTACACGTTTTTGACTTCCGATGGTTTGCGTTGCTTTTCGCCAACAAAGGTTTTGAGCTTTCCCCAAGCCATTTAAAGCCGTGATACCAGCAGTTGTCCATTCCGTAAAATCACCAATTTGGCTCAAGTCGTTGTTTAAAGCGTTAAGCCAGTCCTCTTGTCCATTCTTAATTGTTTGAACCATCAATTGTCACCGCCTTTCATCGAGACGGCAACTAAGCTAACAGAAGGGGTTAAGTTACCCCCCCCCGAAATATTTACAAACGTAATCATATTTATGCCTCCTTTGGCCAGAATGTTACTTGACGCCACTTAGACCAAGCATTGTTCTCATATCCGCGCACAAAAGCGTTCTGGTCAGCGTCCGTGAAAACCTGTAGCAAGTGTGATGCATTGCCATGAATGCTAAGCATTCCTAACTTTCCATTTGGCAGATTGCCGGCAGAAGTCGTCGTCACATAGTAGCTCATACCAGGCGTGGTCAAAGTGTTTAGATCGTTGCCAGTATTCTGAGCCACCATATAGCTCTTCACGTAATTCTGCATATCAACCGTTGTTGGGATACCCTTTGTGTTGATCAAACTCGTTGCAGTCTCCAGTGCCGACTGAGCAGACTTAAGTTGTGCAGTTAACGTTGCAATAGATGTACCCTTGATCATCTCATCTGCTTTTGACTTTAAGTCGTTGATGATATCTTCGAGCCGGTTACTGTAGCTGTCATGCAGCGTATTCAAACTAACGGCTTGATCAAGTACGTTGAGATTGAAATCTAGAGTAGAAATCTTCTCGCCAGTCTCTGGTTTAGTCACAACAAAAGCGCCTTTCAACGTACCTGGATTCTGAAACATTTCTGCTGCCCAGATTACAGTGAAAAAGCCCCGTTTAAAACGGTCCGACTGTGCAACTTCCTTTGCGCAGTTTGACATCACAAATGCCTTGCCCTGACTGTCGGTTGCCTCTACCTGGAAGCCATATCCCGTCATATCGAATGGTCGCCCGTCCATTTTCAGCGCCAAAGGCATTGGTGCTTGGCTGTCGCCAATACGGCCTTGGAAATACGGCGTCAAGTCTACAATCGATCCATAATTGGATTGTGCATCGCGCACCAAGTCTAGGACAACACGCGTATTAGTGTCTGCCATAATCAGTCTCCTCTCATATTATTTGCATATTGTTCGAGCCGAGCAAACAGCTCAAAAGCTCGTTTAAAATCATCATCTAAAACCGTCTCAACCTCGTTAAAAGCTAATGACTTCGGCATTGCTAAGTAATACGGCGGTGTTAATGGCTGACCGTCTGCGTCCCAATCAATCAGACTTTGAGCGTTGTACAGTGTAACCAAGTCGTTAATGTCAGCAGCCATTTTCTTCATCACTCGAAAAAGCCATTGACGCGCCTGCCGATTGAGGACATCTGTTTGGCATTCCTCAACACGTAGTGTTGGTACTGTTTGCTCATCATTAGCATCAACTTCAATTTCCAGCTGATACAGTTCTGCAATTTTCTGATACACCTTTTTAACGTTGTCGGTTACATAACTAATTAAATCCATTAGCTATCCTCCTTTTGGCCAGAATGTTACCTGACGCCAGGCTTTCCAGCTGTTGACCCAGTGCTGCCGAATCCAAACATCACCAGAGTTAATCTGGTAGATCGTCTGAATAATCATGTCGCCATTGTGGTATGAGTCAACCTTCATCACGAACCAATCACCCATATCAGTACCGGTGGTCGGATGATTAGTGTAGTTAGACAACGAGTTAGGCATGTAGTATTTGCCTGTAGTCGTGTAGCCGTTAAGGTCCCCACTTGATATAGTCGTTGTATCATCGGCATTAGGTATGCTTGGCTTGCCTGAAATGTTAGCCCACGTCAGGTCGGACTTATTGGCCTTATTGTTGAGTGCTGTAGCATTACTGTTAGCTTTGCTCAGCGCACTGTCAGCAGTAGACTTTGCTGTATTGGCTATTGTTAACGCGCTAGACACGTCAGCTTTGGTGGCCACGTCCGGCTTGCCCGAGATGTTTGACCATGTTAGGTCCGTTTTAAGTGCGACGTCCGGTTTGCCAGTGATTGCCGACCAGTCAAGCTTAGGCATCTGGATCTTAGGTTTGATCAGCGTCCACATGTTGTCACCATCGGCATTGTTAAACAAAAAAGTCCCCGTAGGTGCTAGTTTGGGAATCTTATTTTTGCCGTCGGGACTGGCTACGAGCATCTTACCACCTTGAAGCGACGTGGTCGAATAGTCGAAGCCAACGAAAGCACCGGCCTTAAGCTCGTAGCTCCCGTTTGGATCGGTATTAATTATCGTGTTGGTGCTTGGCGCGACAATCAGCTTGCCAGACATATCAACGTCCTTGTCTAGTGCGCTCGTATAGCTTCCCAGACCGGTTTTGCTGTCATACTGCCACATGTCGGCATCGCTTGGCTGACTACTGCCTCACGCCGCAATCCAACGGTACACACCCTGCTTAACAAGCGTTGCGTTGTCAAACTTAGCGTAGTTGCTCAGTGAGCAGTACAGGCCGGTATTCCAGCCATAACCCGCCCACTGTTTGCGGAATGACTCAAAAATGCTCGGCCATGAGCCAGCGATTGTGCCTTCCATATCCAAGAAGTAGTACACGTTCGGCTTGATGTTTAGGCTCTTCGCATTGTTGACCGAGTACTGCAGTTCACCATCTACGCCCTCGTAGTAGTGATAGACATGGACAATCAGCCCGGCTTTAGTCGCGTTGGCGATATGGTCTGCTGCGTGTTCATCACGTGTTACGCCATGACCGATACGCACGACTACCGCTTTGACGCCGTTAGCCTTCAGATTGGCCCAGTCGATACTGATCGGCTGCCACTCCGATACGTCAACCACGTTTGCTGTTGTCAAAAGCCTTCACCTCCGTTTCGTTCCAAGTCGTCTGTGACTGACTACTGTATTGCGCGTTGACGATCATGTTTTTGGTAGTCTCGCGATAAGACTTAAACTCTTCCTGCTGGCCACGCTGATAATCAAGAATAGTTTGCAAATGACTATTAAGCGTGATTGTAGTTTTGTTAGTAGCACTGTCTGGATAGCTTACAATCCCAACAACGCCAGTCTGTGTGACATAGTTTGCAGGTTTAATTTCAACTCTGACTAGATCACCAGGAATAGCTTGTTCATCAATAACCGTTAGTTCAAGACTAACGTCTGGGTTTGGCTTGAATTGTGTCTCGGCATAAGCCTTCATCCGTTCCTTATCAGTAATTGTATCGCTTGTAATATCGTCACCTTCATATAAGCCCCATCGCCGTCTGCTGGCTTCATCAACGAAATAAAATGGCGCGAAGTAGTAAGTGCTCTGACTATCGCTATTGGTAATTTCAGCATTGTCAACTGTCTGCGACGATCCGCCTACGATCTTAGCCATATCATCATTGCGTTCCCACCATGTCGGCGGGTAGTAGCTGATCGGCTCCGCCTTGCACACCTCACCAGGCTGTGGCTCATAGATCATCGTACTGTTGTCCAATGCCATACAGATGTGATGGCTGGCATCATGTGAGCCATAAAAGCCCATGTCGCCTGTCTGTACCTGATCACGACTGATTTCATGGCCGTAGGGTTCCATAGCAACTGTAAAGGCTGGAATATTAATACCAAAGTCCTTATAAACCTGGCTGACAAAGCTTGAACAGTCCATGCCAGAGTAAGGATTGCCACCGCGAGCACCACCGGCGCCACCATATACATATGGCACGTCGAGATACTTCTTAGCGTCAGCAATGACTTCCGATGCTCTGCCGGTGCCTTGTGTGGTGGTTTCGGATTCGTTGATTCCTGTACCGCCACCGCTCTCTTGCGTAGCCCCGACCAGTCTTGCCGCATTAACCATATCAGTAGTGTCGTACTCAAGCGTCACCGTATCAGTATCATGCAGGTAGTCTAGTCGATGCCCACGATCTTTATAAAACTCATCATGTGAGTAGATTCGTAAGTTGAGATTATCCGGCCAAAAAACCGCATCGGTCCATGACGATAAAATCCTGCTGATAACATCCTTACCAGACCCAGACGCATAAGGGTTAACAACCATGTGGTTATTAAAATTACCAACAATTTGATAGGTGATACCCCATCGGTTTTGCTGGTCACCAAACCCCCACTGCATGATGTCATTGACAGACACACTGATTGCATTCTCGTTAGCACTATTGGATACGACTGTGACCGACTGGCTTTTTCCAGCATGATCATAACCGCCGAAATCAGTTGGTGCATCGTCACCATAGATTCGGATCCGGTTAATCTCAGAGCTGATATGTGTTGCCACAACTGATGTAGTCTCTAGATTCCCTGACCATCCCGCCGTAGGATGCTTAATGACAAACCATTGGCCGTTTTTTTCAACCATGTTTCCAGGTGAAAGCATTGAGTAAGCATCAGACCCGTTGTTGTAAGCCTCAAACTGCATCTGGTACTCACTGTTTTTCTTCCATGTGATCTGCATGGTGTCTGGCAGAACGCTCGTCAGCATGGCTATCATATCGTTGGAGTTTGGAACGTGCAGATTACCTTGTATCTTTGCGATTTTTACAACGCTCAAATTGCATCCCTCCTACTCGAGATAGATAAATGGAAAGCTAATCGTAACGTCTACACTTGACGGCCCTGTGATCTGAATCTCGTTATTGCCAGGTGCAAGGCTCAGATAACCGTAATCGGTATTGCCGTTGTCAAGATCTCCATTACGATAGGTGTTGATTCCATCAATCACAATCGTGTCATTGACAGTAGCAGCTTGGCTATATGTCCAGGTGGAACCAGTAGTCTTATTCTCAAACTTAATCGAGCTGCCAGAAAAGTGAATCGTTGTACGGATGTCACGCTTGCCAAAGTACGGGTCAACCGTAATGTCTGACGGATTGTAGCATTCAATGGAACTTGACGACCAATGATAGTTAAGTGATTGCTTAGGCAGGTTCATCCCAAACTGCTTGCCGTCGTTTTGATGATTGACAAGTTCATCACTGCGATACAGCGAATATTTGAGACCGCTTGGATTATCAAATGCGATTGTAAAAAGAGCATCATGGTAAAAATCACCAATCGGTTTGATCGTATATGACGTTGCATATACATACTTAACGATATTCGGTTCAGCATCAGTACGGATCCGCATTAGCCCTTTTTGACCAAAAACACGTGCGATGTCATGTTTAGCAAGTTTGTAATCATACCAACTACCAAAGTGTAGCCAAAAATTCGCATTAACGGCTGTCTTGGAGTAGGTCTGACGCTCCAAGACTGAGCCTTCGATTCCGTTTGAGTCCAGATACGTATTAGCGATTGATAAGTCAGAGTCGTCTTGGAGGAACTTAAGCCCTTTGGTGATTGACTCACAATCTATCTCGTCTTGGTTTGGCAATTTGATCCACATGTGCGGTCGCTGCATTTTATCATCCCCTCTCAGACGCACTGAAAAACATTTAGCAAGGTAGTTTGTACAGTTCATGTCGTTAGAATGCTTGGTAATTTGCGAGCGTTTGATCGATTCGCTGCTGCTTATAAGCTGAAACTTTGTCATATCCTTTGATACCATGAATTGCTTGAACCTGTTCGTGGTTGACAGACAAAACGGCTTGACCAATTTCAATCAGTTCTTGAATTTGTTGAGACAAGTTTCGAGTGTCAACGGCTGTCGACTGGGTAGTGTTGCTTCCGGCATAGTAGGATACGACCTGCTGCATCAGTTCCCAAGCACGCGATGATTTCATCGCGTTGAGTGGAATTGCCATCTCGGCACCTGCTTCACCAAAAATTGACGGTTGAGTAGCGATGCCACCGTCGGCATACATTTTATGGCCAGTTGGCCCCCACCCTCTTTTAACACCTAGTGGCGCTAAGTCGGAACGCCAATTTGAGTCGTTAAGGACAGCCATTGTCTGGTCAAGGAGGCTGCTGATGTTGGTATGGCCTGGAACCGCCCAAGCATTCCAAGTTTTGCGCTTGTACTGGTAAAAGCCTAAAGGCCGCCCCGTACCATCGTGGTCATCAACACCGGCACCCATGTTAGCACCGTCGCCGGATTCAACAAAGCCTTGCCAATAAAGACGTGTAATGTCACTATCGCTGATTTGCTGATGCATTAAACGCGCAGCCGACTCAGCAATTTTTGCAAACTGATCTCTGGAAACCGGGCCATGTGCATCAACGGTTAAGCTATTGATCTCTTTCTTGACCCAGTCAGCCATCGACTTGGCGAAGAACACTGGCAGACTGGTATGCAGTTGCACGCTGAAGAACCCACCGTTGTCGGATTTGCCAGAAACAAAGTGTTTAAAGACGGACTCCATGAAATTGATTGGCTTTTTAAGGATATCTTCCGCGAAGTCGACAACGTCCTTGCCTTTGTCCCACAGGGACGAGAAGAAGTCGCCAACCGCACCATCGGCATAGTGACTGATACCCATAAGCGGTGCCAACTGAGCTGACCGCTCACCATCAAGCACTTCCGTTTGTGCCGGAAGGTACATCATCAAATTACGCTCTGGCGGGAGCATAACCGTTTCGCCGGACGGGAAGTGGACCATCTCTTGATAGTTAGGACCTGATCCATCGTTAAGCAGTGCCACCTGGTCATGGAGCAAGCCACCGTCTGACGTACCATTGGCAAGTTTGTCAATGGTGAAAGTGCCGAGCTTGTGACTGTCACCGCCAACCTTATCCAGCACCCAGTTAATTCCCTTGATGATGCCGTTGATTAAGTTGGTAAACGGACTGAGCAAGCCGTTTAAGACATCTCTAAAAGCGTTATGGAGTGGGCTGCCATTTGACTCAATTGTGTTGATTACTTTGCTAAAATAGTCTTTCCATCCATTTAACATGTCGCCTAAGCCGTCACCATTTAAGACGTTAAGCTTGTCAAACATGCCTTTAGCAATGGATGCAGTCGTATCCTTGATATTACTCCAGGCTTGCTGTTGCTGACGTGCATGCTGTAGTGTCTGTTTTTGAGTCTGAGCTTGGCCATCTTGATAGCTCTTCTTGACATGATCCCACATGTTGCCAGCCCATGAGATCGCAGTCTTAGCGCCAGACTCAAAAGCCTTGCCTAAATGTCCCATTGCTGACTTAGCAGAGCTTGCCAAACCGTTGACGAACTTACGAAATTTCTTACTGTGGCCATACAGAAAACTAAAAGCCGCTGCTGCTATCTGTATGCCTGTGATCAATGCACCCAAAGGATTAGCACGTGCCGCTACACCAATCGCTTTAATCGACGTCACGGCTGATAGTCGAATTTTTGAAAATGCACTCGCCGACGTAGTTGCAGCCGCTTTAGCTGTTGCACCAAGATTCTTGATGCTTATTTTGGCACTCGCTACCTCAGCACTTGCCTTAACCTTAATTCTGGGCGGAACCCTTTTAACAGTTGCATTAAAAGAGCTTATCTTGCCTTTGGCAGAAGCCGTTGATGCAATAGCTTTCGTTTTAACAGCTTTAGGCACTTGCTTAAGTTTGTTATTGTACCCGCCAATCTTTGCTTTAGCAGCTGATACTGGAGCAGATACTTTAGTCTTAACATTAGTAGGTACTTTTTTTAGCTTGTTACCATAAGCATCAATACTATCGCTGACTCGATTATACTTATCCGGTAGCTCTTTGAGTCCGTCTCGGGTCTTTTTAATGGCGCTAAATGGAAACTTTATCGCTTTAAAAGTCAGTTGCAATGCTTCGTTTGCAACCGATAGGGTCTTGACCGCCTTGCCTGCCAGCAAAAACGAAGTAATTACTGCAGCTGTTGTCTTTGGGTATTTGGACAACACGTCGAGCACAGGCAACATCACTTTTGACAAATCTAGAAAGACATTAGCGAAGATCTTAAGACTAGCCGCTGAGCCAGTTTTGAACAGTCCGAAGAATTCCTTGATTTGAGCACGGTGTGACGAGATTATTTTCGCAAACCGATCAACGCCACGGGTAGCAGCTTTCATTCCACCAGTTAGTGCATCACTGACATCAATCTTTTTGCCACCAAACGCAGTTGTGATTTTGTTAAACGCCTTCATCAGGTGCTTACCAAACTGGGTAAATAATTTTTCAGTCTTCTTGTCAGACACCCACTTAGATACCGATTTAAGCAATGGATTACTCATTGTTTTGAATGGCTCGACAATGTCGCCGACAAGTGCTGGAACACGGGCTTTGATTGTCCGTTCCATACCAAAGAAGGTACCCATCATGTTTTCGGCAGCTTCCTTGTATTTGCCATTACCTAATTGCTCAAAAACCTGTTGAAACGTATCAGCATCAAGTTGGCCCGCACTAGCCATTTCACGCATTTCGGCAACGGTAGTATGGTAGTGATCAGCCAATTTCTCATCAATCATTGGGAAATAGGCGCCAATCTGGTTAAGCTCGCCTTGCGTAACCTTGCCAGTGGCCATCGCGTGAACCATATCCTGCGATACAGCACCAATCTGCTGACTATTAAGCCCAACAGCATCGGCCATATTGAGCATAGAACTAGTTAGCCCATCTGCTTGCTCTTTGGACGAATGAAGGTGATAGAATCCCTGTTCCAACTCATCAACTACATCTACGGCTTGTCCCGTCTTGACTGACAGGTTGTTGACCGTATCGACCATGCCATGAGCTTCACCAGCTGAGCCGGTCAGTGTAGTCCACGTGGCGAGCATTTTTTCTTGTGTAACATCATACTCCATCCCACTTGCAATCAGCTCTGTAAAGCGAGCCCGGATTGTTGCCAACGCATCGGAAAACAGGTTAGCCGCTGTATTGGCCAGAAACATGCTGCCAAACGAATGGCTTACTCGGTCGGCCTTACCCTGCAGACTGTCTAGGCGAGCATTCATACCGTCAAGCCACGTGTGTGGTGTAGCCTTCATGGTTTCGTTGAGTTCATTAATCTTTGACCGTGTCTGGGCAATTTTGGTACCCAGCTCTTCCACACGCGTTGCCTGTTTAAGATACTCTTGAGAATTTTCACCCATCCGTTGCCGTGTGGAATCGAGCATCTGCATCTCGCGCTGTTGGACTTCTCTCAGCTGGCTGATTTTGCTTTCCAGGCCATTGACTTGCACACCCATTGCCTGGTACTGGTGTCCTTCTGCCTGCAGACGCTCGGCTTGTGCCATAAACAGGGCCGATTGGGTCCGCATCGTAGCATTCAGCTTTAAGATACCGCTGTTCTGCAATTCTAATTGCGACTCTGCCCGTTGCTGTTGGGCTTCCATACTGGCTAACTTGGCTTTGGCTTGGTCGACCTGTGATCCATATCGCAGATAAATCTCGGCTTGCTTGGTCGTACCGACATTCAGCTTCTCTTGCTTAGATTCCAGCCGGCTGATTTCAGCACCCAGAGCCTCGTACTTATCCTTGTTTTTGCCAGTAACGTCATCAAGGCTGGATTGTTCAGATTTAAGTTGATCAATTCGATCTTTAAGCTTCAGGTACTTCTCTGCAGCATCTTGAGTGATGTTGTTCATTGACTCTTGTTTTTCCTGCAAAGCGGCAATCTTGCCTTTTTGCGCGTCGATTGCGTTGCCAAGCCCTTCTACACGAGCTTTAGCTGCGCCTACATAGTCGCCGGCTGATTTTAAGCTGGCTTCCTGTGCCTGCCAGGCTTTGGTCGATGCATTGACCTCTGTTGTCAGATTGCGGATCGACTTTGACGCGTCTACCAAATCCAGCGCGACCTTAGTCGCCATAACGTTGCTGATCTTAGCCATTATCCGCTCTCCTTCCTCTTACAAACTGCAGCGGGTCAATCGCACGCTCATCACGTGCCTTAGCTGACATAACCTCACCTAGACGATAGTAGTCAGCATTTTCGTACTGATCTATCGTCCAATGCAACTGGATCAGCATTTCTCGCTCGTTATTGTCTAAGTCTTCAATCGCGTTCTGTAGCTTCCACGCACGAGCTTTCCAGTTTACTTTTTTGGGTCTTCTTTTTCCTCTTCCTCGATTTGTTCATCGGTCCGGCCTAAGATACGTTGACAAATATAGCCGACTGCATCTTGAGTTGCTTCAAAGTCCATGTTGTCAAGCTGTTTAAGCTGCTGCTTATTCAACTTGAGCATGATACCAAGAAACTTTGGCAATTCTTGGACCAATTCCAGCTCGTCTTCTGCTCGTTTTAAAATGTCTTTTTCGGCTTGAGCCTTAGCAATTTTTAACTGCATCTCATAGACACGCCGCACATTGCCGTTAGACGTCGATACATCAAATTTACGGTTAAAAAGTTTAATATAAAGCTTCATTCTATTTCTCCTCTATCGACCGCCCCCAGGCGAGTACTGTTTACTTTCGTAGGCGATCTAAAAATATTAGACTTGTGAACCAGACACAGTAGTTGTCTTAACGTAGTCTGGCAGGATTTCCTTAAACATTGCGTCTTCGCTCTGCCAGTCAGAATCGCTGGTATCATAGATACGATACAGGTCATCAATGTTAGGATCATCAATAGCAGCGAAGTTCAGCGTATCCGTTACCGGCGTTTTCTTTGAGTCACTGTCGGAGTCAAGCTTTTTGTCGCCACCCAGAAAGTTGCCGCTTGGGAAACAGAAGTAGGTGAACCCGTCATCAATCATATGTGGTGACTTAATGACACAGCCACCGACTGGCTTAGTGTCAGCCATTTGCCAACCAGTGCCCTTCTTTTCCAGGCCTACTAACTTGGCATAGGTTGCCATCTTAATGCTATTGACAGTTAGAGCAACGGTTGGATTCAGTGGATCAGCATAACTGTACTGTACCGTATTATTGCCTGAGATTTTTTCAAGTTTAGAGCCGTCCAGACCCTTGATTTCAGCGGATGCCACGCCGAGCACGTCATGGCCCAGCTCCAGCAAACCGTTGTCAGACAGCCCGTTTGCTTTAACTAGTAAAGTTTTTCCGTCAGTAGATTTAAGAAAAACCCACGCGGTCTTGATACCATGAAGTAACATTTTTTGCCCTCCTATTTTTCGAGTTCGTAATAATCAAAGTAGTAAGTTTGTGTAACCTGATAAGTCTTGGGGTCAACCGTATGGCCGTGATTATCAAGCATCGTCCAGCCATTACGCACAAAAAGGTGCATCAATGATGTCTCGAAGTCATCGGGGTCGTCAGCATTGAGTGCATAAAAAATCTGGACCTCGACCTCTTTATCAAGTGCATGAAAGTCCAGATTCCCGTTGAGCGCCAGATCCGTCCGTACGTCAGAAATCAAGATGATTGTGCGGTCAGTCTTATCAATCTCAGATTGCGGAATGGCACCAATGTAGACAGCGTCCACGTTTTTGTAGTTTCCAGTCAGAATCAGCTCTCTAGCTCGTTTGGTTGCCAGCATTAGTCGTCATCCCCTTTCTTCTTATTGATCAGTTCCTGGTACTTGTCACTCTCTGCTTTGAGTATGGCATCACTAGTTGATTTATCCTGCTGCAGATTGGTCAAGAAATGATCGCCGGTATATCCCTTGTAGCCGTCATTAAGACGCATCATGTTCATCGCATGATAGTGGTTATCCCAGCCGACCGTTGAAGCGCCGTTAGTCTCACCGTCAACATCTTTGGCCATATACGTAATGTGGTCGGCGGCATGGCCATAGACTTTGTCATTGTGGTGAGAGCGGTGCTTGGCATTGGTTACGGCCGTCAGCTTTTCAGCCATCACTTCCGCGCCAGCTTCCGTAATCTTTGCCTGTTCTTCGGGTGTTAGATTAATCGAGATATCCTTGACTTCCTCCAGCCATCGCTTCATGAAGTCGGACATACTGATTTCATCGTTAGCCATTGCCATCGCCGCCTTTGTAGCGCTTAATCGTCACCAGATCATATGACAGATACGACTCATCCCTTACAGACAGATCCACAATGCTGTAAACCTGTTTACCAATCTTGCAAGCCAGCTGGTCAGACAATTGCTTATCATGTCGTACCGCCAGAATCTGAGTGTTTTCGTACTCAGTACCCAGTGCCTGGTACTTCTGATTGATTGTCTGACTGACACGTGCATAGTGCAGTTTAAACTGACTCGTGAATGTAGGAATCGCAAGTCCCATCCCGTTTTCCTTAGTCGTAAACGTACCAAACTCGGCTGTATGCCTCATCTGATACGGCTTGTAGTTAAACGGTGCTGTTTGGTTTGTAGCCATCGTCTGCCACCTCACCTTTTAGATGATTGATCATCATCTGCAAGCCAATCGACATCCCACCGGTCAGCGTACGGTCATAGTACAGCTGAGTACACAGCGTCTTAGCAGCTCTGATAAAAATCGGATCCTGCTCGTAGTCGCTCAGCGGTTTAGTCTTGTCGACTGAGTCGCGGATAATGCTTTCGGACTGACTTAACAAATCGGTGATCAGTTGCGTTGTCTCATCGGTTGCGTCCAGGCAGAGTTCATCAAGCATCGACTGCGTATCAATCATTGCTGATCACCTCCACACAAATTTTAATGACTAGTGGTAGTCGTACTGGATACCCAGTTGATAACATTCTTGTTGGCTTGAACAACGTCTTCACGCAGATAGATCCCCAGAGCTTTGTACCAGATGTCGCTCGTGTCCAGGAATTGGCCTGTGATTTCGTTGGCCTTAAACTTGATGACGGCTTTTTGCAGTGGCGTAACCACGATGTTGACGTCCCCTTGCTTGGCATTAGGAAACAGCGTGTCATCTACAACCGTGACCGTCTTGCCTAAGATCATGTTGCCAGTACCCAGCGTTACGTTAGGCTGTACCAGTGGCCGACCTTCGGAATCCTTCATTTGGTCCAGTTGAGCAAAAGCGGATTGGCTCAGCACGATTGATGCGGCGTTGCTGTCATAGGGCTTCAGCTTGGAATCCAGAATCAGTTTCAGATCGTCAACCAGGTTGGTTGGCTTAACCGCCGTTACACCGCTAGTCAGTTGAGTTACGATCAGATTGTCTTCCGTGTTGTCGCGCAGTTCAATCAGCCGGGATTGCAGTTCCGCTTCCCAGTTGTAATCGGAATCGTCCATCAGTTCGCGCGTAAATACGTAGCGACCCGTGTACGTCTTCAGGTTCCACAGGATTTCCGTGATTTCTGGTGACGTGCTGTTAGCGGTGGATTGCAGTTCTGTGTGCAGAGCCAGCTTGCCAGAGCCTGGTTGGAAAACAGGCAGCTTACCAGTCGTGTGTTTAACGGCAATTTGACGGACCAGATTACCCAAACGTGGGAACTGGTGTTGTTCGTGTTCAGCTGGCAGAATGTCTTGTGGGATCAATACTTGGCCGTTAGACAAGCCAATGCCGCCAGTCGTGTTGTCACGGGTAACTTCGCCCGTCTTCAGAAAATGTGCAAATTGGTCCTTTGCGGATTCGTTTACACCATGTAATTCGCGCATTTCGGTACCTTCTTTCATTTTTTTGTCAGTAGTTACGATTGATGCATGCGGTTCAGACCGCTTTTCAACCTTTTCTGCAGGTTTTTCATCTTTTTCAGCAGAATCAGAATCGTCAGCCAGTTGTTCTTCCGGCTTTTCTTCTTTTTGCGGTTCTTCTGGTTTTTCCACATCTTGATCTTGTTTGTCGGCTTCATCAGTAGTTTCAACGTCTGCTTGTTCAGCAGAGCGTTGTTCAAGCTTATCAGCTACTGCATCAGCCAACTTGTCGTAGTCGATTTCCACTTCGTTCTCCCCTTTCATAAAAGCTTCCAGTGAGCGCTGTACGTCCACGCTTGTCTCGGTATATGCCGGGATCGGCGTGATTGAGATCTCAATTAGCTGATCAAACGACCGGATATGGTGGATAACCTGGCCGTCATTGCCCTGTAGCCACTTGTCATCGCCGATCTTAAAGCCAACCGAACAACCTTTAAGATTGCCGTTAGCCACGTTGGTGTACGTGTCACGGCCCAGTGTCGTGTCGGGGAGTGTAGCCCGAAACCACAATCCCTTGTCATCAGCCCGCAACTGCAGATTTTCCGCATCTGAGCGGGCTAAAACACTGTTAAGGTCATGACCATACAGCAACAGGACCTTTGACAGATCAACATTGTCCAGTGCTCCACGATCGATATACTCGACAAACGGCATTGGGACTGACGGCTGGTCATACAGCATGGCGTATCCTTCGACCGTCATACCGTTGTCATCACTGCTCCGTGTCGTCAGATTGGTTGTCAGCGTCCGTACGTCTGTTGTCGTTGGCACTCGTATCACCTCCTAAATCTTGATTTCCTGGCGTAGCCGTCTGGTACGTCTGCTTTGGCAGTACGCCACGATCTGCCAGGATCTGGCGTGCATCATCGCCCGACAAGACAGGATTCTTGCTGTTGGTTAGACTGACAATGTTGCTGATCAACTGCTGGTGGTCAATGTCGACCGCCGTTGAGACGTCCAAGTGCACCGGTACGCCAAGTTTGCTCGTAAGCTCGTCTTCGATCGGTCTGATATAGAGCGTCAGCGAGTTTTGATACAGGCTGCGGACCTGCTCGATGCTTGACTGCTCGTCCTGCTTGCCCGACAGGTAGTCAGCCGGTACGCAGAAAGCCTTAGCAATCTGAGCTTGGCTAAAATTGGTGTTATCAAGCAATTTGGCGATATCCGGGCTGACCGTCAGTTGACTCAATGACAATCCCTGATCAAGCACGATCGCTCGGCCGGCATTTTCACCAGAGTTGGCTTTTTCAAACTCATTGCGAATGTTATCTTTAGCCTTTTGGTCGAGCGTACCCTGTGGGATCGACAAAATGTTGGTCGGTGCCAGTGCATGCTTAAGTGTGCTCAATGCCAGCCGGTTTGACTGGTCCTGTACGTCAATCTCCTTTGTCAAACTCATCAACGGACTGACACCCATATACTGAGACTCGCTCTGCCCGTTGACAAACAGCCGAAAGTGCAACATATCCGCCGACGGCACCTTATAATCGCCAGAGCGGTTGGAATCATCAAAATGGACTGTATAGAAGACATCTGAACCGTCATCGTTAAGCGTGACGGTCACGCGCTCTTCTGGCACTGGTTCGAGTCGAGTTACTGCACCATCTGTACCCTCACGGTGTATCAGCATGTAGGCATTGCCGTTAAGTGCCATCTGAGCTACCACTGACTGCCACACGTTGTAGCCGTTGATCAGCGTGCCCATCGGATGGTTAAGCCTGTAGTCGACCATTGGAGCCTCGAACTGACAGGTCGCTACGTCTGAGCTGATACGGTAGACTACTGCAAAAACGTCCGAGTTGTTGAGTGCTGCACTAGCATTGACCGGCCCAACTGATACGATCTGACCGTTTGAAGCCGAGAAAAAAGGCGACCACCCATTCGAGTTAAGCATTCTCGAACGTTTGATCACCTCACGAAACGGATTAAACATCAATTATCACCGCCAATCGATTTTGTCAGCACCGATGAGCCGAGATACAGCGAAACTGACAGTGTCAGCCAGCCAACCGCCTTGTTAATGGCAAAGCCGAATCTCACAAAAGTATAGAGAGCTGCTACCCATAACACGATCGACAAAACGCCAACAAGCAGCTGAAAAAAGGTCTTAACCATGTATAACACCTCCTAGAATGAGAAATCGTTAGTGAAGTAGTCGTTGATATCATCGTTTGACATCCCCGAGAACGGGTTTTTGGCATCAAACTTCTCAAGACTGATGTCATCGAAATGGAACATTGCCGTGTACCACGCGTCAATCAGCGCGTCGACAAAGTCAATCTTGGTCGTCGCCTTTTCCTTGTCAATTTTGACCCCGTTGTTGTTGCCATACAGCACGGCATTCTTGAGCGAGTAGGTGATGATCGGGTCATGGTCATATCTGATCGTGCCGGTATCAAACTGCTTGCGCAGATCAACCGTTGGCTCATTCAGATTCTGGATAACGTTCTTAACTGGCATAGTGTTCCATTCAGTTTTTTGCTCGATCCAGCCGATCATCTTAGACAGGCCCCACTTGTCGTAGCAGAAGTACTTGATTTTAAGCTTATGAGCCTCCACATAGGCCATCAGCCAGTCATAGACCGCGCCGTCATCGATATAGCCATAGTCGTTTTTGGCAATGTCACAGAAACCATGCTTTTCGGCGTCCCGATAGTTGATACCATCCTGTTTTTCCTTCAGAACAATGTTGTTCTGAGCCCGTGCGAGTGGCACCCAGCTGTGTTGCTTGATGTAGTAGCGCGGCTTGCCGTTGTCCATATACGGGAAAACGAAAGCAATCGACGTGTCATCGCTGAAGTTGGACTTGTCAAAGCCCACATAGCACTCACGGCCGTCAATGTCGATCGGTGCGTCATCAACGGCTGCTCGATTGATGTCATCAAGGTCCAGATACGTATTCTGCTTGACCTGCAGCCACATGTTGAGCGATTTGTTCTGGAACTCTGGCAGAGAGCCGTTCGCCATCTTGGTATCACGCTCAGAGAGCAGCGATTTCATGAGTTGATCATGCTTTTCGGGGCTCAAATCCAAAATTGGATTGGACTTGACCCACGTTTCTAGATCGTTGGTCTCATCAAGGCTGTCCTGTTCCCAGACCATGCATAGGTTGTCATCCAAAGAGCGGTCATAGTCGCGCTCCATGACCTCCTCCATCATCTGCTGGTCCTTGTAAAACTGCGAGTTGCTGTCTGGATAGGCCGTCGAAACCTGCAAAAAACAGTGGTTAGGTTCCTGGCCTTGCCCGGACGTGATCTTGCCGTTACCTTCGATAATAGAGCCAATATGATGGTCATCCCCGACTTCATCGCCCACCGCAAACTGACAGTGGAGCGAGTCAAATTGGCCGGACTTATACGACATCCGCAGCAGGCGGTTGTGTAGCTTCCGTGACAGGATCACATCATGCAGGACAACAATTTCTTGCTGTTTAAACAGCTTTTTAAAAGCTGGCAAAGTCGACAGTTTGGTGAAAAACGACTGCATATACTGGAAGCCTTTTTGCGATTGACTCGTAACCGGTGCCGTATACAGGTAGTCGTGGTTCATCTGGCCCTTTGATTCGATCAAAAAATAGAATGACATCAGAATCGTTGCCAGATAGGTCTTACCATTGGTCCGTGCGACCGAAAAAATCACCCGCATATAGCGGAGCTGATCGTTGGTATCGCGCCAACCAATAATTGAGCATAGTATTTTCTGCTCCCACAGCATGAGCGGCAGTGGTTTACCGGCATTAACGTCCGGTACCACCTTTGCAAAGCTGATGATTGCCCGGCATTTACTCAGATCATAGTGATACTGAAAATTGGGGTCTTCCGTCTGCCGTCTTAGGTCTTGTAGATGCCTAAAAGCGTCCAGTTTGATTTTTTTGCCGGCTAAAAACTTGCCTTCTAAAACGCCAAAAGCGTATCTGGTAGCAGGATCTCGGTACTTGGCGAAAATTTCGTCGTAACTACCGGCTTCCTTTTCTGCCTGATACGCTTTTTCGACTGTCTGGCCTTTTTTAGTCAGATCCCACTTTTTCATTACCATTCATCATCACCGCCAGACAAAATATCAGCCAGTGTTGGGCCGTCATCTTCTTCGTTATCAGCAGTAAGGGAGAGTAAGGATGCACGACTAGTCGGTGTTAATCCAAGCTCAGACGATAACGAGCGTATTTGCCTGATTGCGGCGTCCATCGTTGATACAGCGGGGTTTTTCTTAAAACCGACAAAATCACGGTCGATAATTTCGCCACGATTGTTCTGGACGCTTTTATAAATCGGTGTCTGGATGCCGTTTTCTTGCACGTCATCAAAGCCAAGCCGATACAGTGCGATTGCTGAGCAGAGAGCCTCCACAGTTGATCGATCGGCATTTTTGATGATCGTGCTTTGACGCAAAATCGGTGTGATTCGCTGCCAGGCTCGACCCGCAATCGTGCCCTTCATGTAGTTTGGTGGTGACGTCTGCAACGGCTGCAGGTCTTCAGTCGCCTTTTCAACCATCTCAGTACGTCGGTTTTGATAAGCTTTGTTGTCTGGACTCTTAGTTACCTTCATTTTGCGTGGCATCGTATCATCTCCTTACTTTTTGTAATCTAAATAGCCCCCATAATGTGAACTTTTATAACTGTCATCGCCGTAACGGAAGTTTAATGTGCGGATTGCTCTCTTCTGAAAGCCCGTGGGGGGGTTGTCAGACATTCTGAGAGCCTGTTTGATCTTTTGATCGTCTCAGCTCGTTATCGATGTATACGGCCCATTTTTGGCGATTTAGATGTTTCAGCACATTATCACCATTTGGTTTGCCGGCGATATGTTTTTCCATTTTTGTCTTGGCAAGGTGTTCACGTCTGCTCAGGCACCACAAGTTGTCGGTGTCCAATGGATCCTTGCACAAGCGCCTTGGCACCACGTGATCCACGATCAGATCATGATCAGTCAGCGTAATGCCCGACACTCCCGATGCATACATGTCACGGTTGACCACGTAGCCGCGTACATGCTGCCACTCCTTGCTGTGATAGAAAGCGTTTGCAGTCTGGTCACGATGCTCACGGTTGTATATCTTGTACGACTCGAGCCGTTGCTTGTGCGACACGTTGTGATAGGCATCATGCGCATGCAGTTTGGCATGCACGTCACAGTATCGTTGATCAAAAGGGATGACCCTATGACATCTGATCTCACCGCATTGGTGTACCTTGGCCATGTTTGTCATCTCCTTTCTGATATCGGTGCTTTGTAAGATTGAGTGGCATTACCAGAAATAATGTACTCATCGACAAACCGTTGTTGTTTCTGCGTTAACTTTTTAGTAATGCCACTCACCTCCTAAAATTTTAATATTCAAGCACGCAGTTCTTTACGTGACTTTAATTTTTGGATATCTTTACTTAATTTACTTTTATCTTTTTTCTCTCGATTACTAAGTTCATTTTCCTTATAATAACTATATTTTTCAAAACCACTATTGGTATTTTGCTTCCACTTTATACGCTTTTCATAGTTGTCAAAGACATTTTCCATATCAATAAAAACATCATTCCATATTCGCAACGTTTTTTTGCTAAAACAAGTTTGAAATTCAAATTTACTTAACCAACCCATCATTTCATCAAATTTATTGTTATAAAACAACTCTTTGACATCTCCAAAAGCATTGCCATAAAGTGCTTCAGCACAATTAACTGTAAAGTTATATAATTTCTCTACATTTTCACTATTTTTAACATGCTCTATGTCATTAGCTTTTGCCTTTAACTTAGATTCATACTCTGATTTTATGAATTTAATCAAGACCTCAAAAATTCCATATAATAATTTTATCAATTTAATCACCTAACAACATAATACAAAGGCATAGCTACGATGACTAGAGATTTTTAAACAATTTAAAAAAGCCAGCCGTTAAGCTGACTTGCTATTTAATAATATTAATTACTAATACTGACACCACTAAAACAAACCAAATATAAAACAGTAACGTTCCTAAAAATTTAGTAAGCTTTTCCATCTTCTCCTATTGCCCCAAAATCTGTTCCACCGGTTGTTTCACTAAATTCTCTATCTAATTTTCTACAAAGTGGACTATCAGCTTTGATCATTTCATCAGTATTAATTGCTGTTACTCGTTTAATATGGCTTCCACGGACAAAATAATATTGACTATCGCCAAAGCTAGAATCTGTTCGATTACCATTAACATTCGTCATTTTGAAAAAGCCAATTTCATTAGCTGGAGTTGTAAATTTAATAAGTAGTTCATCATAAATATAATTCCCTATCTTGTCTTTGCCAGTCCCTAAAAATTTTGGAACAATAATGATACTCCTTCTCGGGAATAATCCATGACTTGACCAATAGTCCTTTCGTACTAAGGAATTATCATAAAAATGGTATTTTAATATTATTGAATAATCATAGACAACATTATTTGAAATATTTTCTATATTTATAAATCTATAGTTTTCACCATTTCTATTATTTAACATGGTATTTATTTGGCTTAAAGTTCGATTGTTGCCCCAAAACAACATTTTTGTTTTTGCTTGAGGTTTGGGAGTATACGTGATAGAAAATCTAGGCCTTGATTCTTCAACATGAACAGCACGTGTAATATTTTCTTGTCTTCCTTGTTGCCAAATAACAGCAATAAAAGCAAGGATAGTTCCAATACTCCCAGCCCAATCAGCAACAGAGCCTACATCAGTTGTTGCCCATTTTATAAATGAATTAAATCCATGCAAAGCAAAATAAACAACACCTACAATAGCGACAACAGCTAATAAAGTGTAAATTACTTGCTGATATTTTTTACATAATTCTTTTACCCTTTTCATAGAAATCACCCAATTACCTATAATACAAAAGCCTAGCCATTATAGCTAGACTCTGAATGGGTGATATGTAGTTTAACGTCATTTCGGACATTGGCGAGCATTCGGAATCGAACCGAACCATTATGTAATACCTTTACTCGCGTAATTGCCGCAAGGGCACAAGGCTGTATGAATTGGAATATTAAATTGGCTTACCGTGGTTGCACGGCAATGTGCCCCGCAGGAATCGAACCCACATCTTCCGCGTAGACATAGCGGCTGCTCGCCCATTGAGCTAAGAGCACGAAGTTTCCGGCATGTTAATAAGGCTAACAATAAATTGAAATGAAATCCGCCGGAAGCTTGTCAGAAGTCATTTTTAAGGAGAGATGTTCTACTTCAGAACATCCATGCTACAAGCATACTATATAGTGGGGTCGGTTGCGGGTCGCTCTTGGGTCGCTTTTTATTTTGCCCTTAAATCAATCAGTTCATCGACATGGTACTGCTCTTGCCAGTAAATGAATCGTTCGGCAAATTCGCAGAGCGCTTCTTTTTTGATTTCCTGGAATCTGGTCTTGGCAAAGCCGACATGCTGAGCAACGATGAAATCTTTAAGGCCGTCAATATAGCATTCTTTTAGTACCGTATAGCTAGGCTGTTTGGCTCTATGTGAACAATTATCAATCGCCTTGGCAACGCTCTGACAGACTGCTTCTGCTTCAATGATGTTAGTCATCTTAGTTTCAGCCGCATTACCAACTGGGGTACCGCTACCCGCCAGGCTGAGTGTTGGCGACTTAAGATCCGCTCTGTTGGCTCCAGACAGCCTTAAATAAGACTCCAGTCGGTAGTTAAAGAAATGTCGTACGTTGTCTGCCGTTGCATCACGATCGAAATCGATCGGCAAATCACATGCAGCCATCTTCATCGAACCACACCCTTCTTTTTACTTTAAATCGACCTTTGATTAAATAAGGATAATGACGATACTTGAGATAATAATTTAAGTCAGATAATCTTTGAAACCCAATCTTAACAGCCGCTTCATACTTACTGGGATACGTTGTATAGCTATTAGTGCGATCATCGTAAACAATGATGCGTCCCCAATCGCGTTGGTGCTTATGATAAAGGTCCCTAAGATTGGCGTCATGTTCCGTAATGAACTTCACTTCTGCCAAGTCCATCTCTAAGTAGCCGGCTGTTGCTCTCATCGTCATGTATCTGGTGTAGCAATCAGCTATCCGCTGCGCTACTCGTTTGTCTTCTAGCCTTCTGCGATCGCCAGCCTTTACAGCGTTGCGGAACCTAACAATTGTTCGCAAGTCCGGATCATCAGCAGGGACAAGATGAGTAATATCATTGCTAATGCCCTTTTTAGTTTCAAAAGCATCAGGATACTTTTCTTTTAATCGCGATAGTGACTTCAGCAGTTCTGGTGTTACATAACTGGTCATCCAATTTCGCCTTCTTCTTATTACGCTTCCGACGGGTATCGCGACGCTTATGCTTCTTATGCTTTGCCATTCCGATAGACCTCCCACATGTAGTAGATCAGCGCAACTAGCATCGTGATGACGATGACTGCTGAGCCAATGCCCAGCGCTGTAAATCCCGTCATCCAGTTGATGAAAATCATCCACAGTACACCGCCAGAAAACAGCATACTGCCGACGACTGATCCTAAGATGATGAAAACCTCTAGTACGTTCATAGAATCGCTCCTTGATTGATTTAAAATGATTTAATTACTGTTCAATGATTGTTTTTCCAGCTCTTTTGCACGATTATAAGCACGCGCACGGAACTTTGGGGCTCTTCCAGAAGCTTCCATACGCCACTTACTGCCAAAGCCTTTATGATTCCAAGATTTCAACCATTTCCTGTTCCCAGAATCAACAATTACATCGCTCTCGTGTTGTTTTGATCGTCTAGTTGCCATTATCATTCCTCCATATCGTGCATTAAGCTTGCGTCTACATCGTTGTTGCTGTCCCAATGACCGGAACTTTTCATCACCCGTACGATTGCCGGGTCAATACGCAACATGCCATCGCCACCGCAGAACGGGCACTTGCGTTCAATTGTGTCCAGGTAGCCTGAACCTTCACACCAAGCGCAACTCTGCTCGGTGTCTAGCAGCATTTGGTCTTTCGTTAGTTTCAGCACTTCGTTTCCTCCTAAAGCATCTTTGATCGTACGTCTGTCAAACCATTGAAGTTCAAGGTATGTTCCGCATTAGTCGGAATCAGCCGGCTAATCAACTTAACGTTGTACATTGCCCGCAATTCTTCAACGGTATTGTTGGTCGTGATAATCGTGTATTTCTTGCCAAACCGCGCATTAT